ATCTAGAGCGAATATTATATGATATTAAAATAATAAATATTATTATAAACAATAATATAAATAATAATAATATTATATATTGATTCATATTTGATATTGATATTAATATATATATATTTAAGATATATATTATATATATTTAAGATATATTATATATATATAAACCACAAAATGTCAAAATTTTGTCCAATTTGTGAAAAAAGCATGACCATTATATATCGGGAATCAATTATGTATAATTGTACGTGTGGTTGTACTGTAGAAGGTACGCCAATGGATGCATTAATACAGTCATCAGAGTCAGATGAATTCGGTAATCAAACATCGTTACCCGATATAGATAGGGTATCTACTATAATAAATGAAAAATGTGAAGATTGCGGCCGCGCATATAAAATACAAATTAAAATAATGGAGACAATTGAAAAAATTTGTATTTGTATTAACAAATAAATTCTATAAATTATATAAATTCTATAATTATATAAATATATAAATATATAAATTCTATAAATTCTATAAATATAAAAAATGGTAAAAAATAATATAGACTTTTGGGGGCCATTAGGATGGGATTGGTTGCATAATTTAGCAAATTGCTATCCAATATTTCCAACTGAATCTGATATACATATACACTATTTAAAAATAAAAAATTTTATAGAAAAACTTCCTTGTGAAAAATGCAAAATACATTCTATTCAATATATAGTCAAGCAAAATCCAATAAATTTAAGTTCAAGGCAAGAATTTCAATATTGGACATGGAATTTTCACAATTCAGTAAATCAAAAATTAAGAAAAAAAATATTTACTTTAATTGAATATGATATTAAATATAGGACAAATTTACATTAAAATACTTTTTGAGGCCATCAGATAAATTAAATTTTTCAAGTAGATTGAATATTAAAAACACTTTAAAAAAAAATATATTCTAAGATATAGTATAAAAATATGGGTAATATTTGTTCAATATTTACTATACATTATTTAAATCGCCAATATACAACTAGTATATCAATTGATTATTATCGACCAATATCAGTTGTATTGGACAATGGAAATATTGAAGAGTATTATAATTATAGCCCAATTGAAGAGCACTCAAGTCCAAGTTGCCCTAAAACTAGTTAATTTTATTAAGATCTAAAATAATTTTATTAAGCCCTAAATCAGAAATAAATTTTTCTGGCATTAACCCCCCAACTGGAATTTTACCAGAAACTGTATTTATTTTTTTTTTGCCATCTTTTATATAGATGTTTTCAAGATAAACATCTACAATATCTTCATATAAAGTAATTGTTCGAGTCCCTTTAATTACTTCATTATTAGCATAGGTTGGCAGAACAAGTTCCTCCATTTCAATCGTATATATACTTTTTATATTATTATTATAGAGCCGCATTGTAAATTTAGGAACTAGATCTAACTTAAATGCGACCAAAGCCTCTCGCCATTGGTCTTCATCTGGGGTAATATTATTATAATAAAACCAATATACAATACGGCGAAGTCGCTCTGAATCGGCGCCCTCAATATCAAATTTATTAAATTTTGACCTACCAAATATTTTTAATTTATATTTTGTGATCTTAAAAAGGTCAAGATATACTAAAATTTTTGAAAATATTTTAATAATATATTCAAAATATATATATATAGCGGTTGCTGAATCAAGCATCATTCTGATACAATTCTGGCAGCAAAGCAAACAATTGCTCGGTTTATAATTATCTCTATCAACAATATTTTGTTCTATTATTGGAGCAACAATATAAATTTTTTCATTAGGGTATATAACTGCTTGTTTTATATTTAATATGACAGAATCTGATTCATTTACTGTGACACCGCCATCTAATTCATTTACATTTAATATGTTGCCATCTAATTTATTTAATGTGGCGCCATCTGGTAAACAATACTCAGAAGGATAATTGGGTAATTCTTGATAATCTATAATAATATTGGATTTTTCATACCGATTTACAGTTTTGCTAATGCTTTGCAAGTTTGATAAATAACTCATTATTAAATATATTTATATTTATATTCTATAATTATATACCCATAATTGAATATAATTATAATTATATATCCATAATTGAATATACTTATATTGAATATATATTGAATATATATATATATTAAAAAGATGTCGTCTGATGACGAAAATGATTATTTGGCCGATCTTAATATAGAATATGAGGATGAAGATATTAATGATGATATTGAAGACGAAGATGATGATGATGAAAATGATGAAGATGATGATGATAAAGATATGTCATCCGAAAATCAGTCTAATGACGCCACCCCTCCAATAAGTAAAAAAGCAATATTATCTAAAAAGATACAAAACCCGCCAATGTGCGCGGTTAATAGCGTATTGGGAAGAAGTAATAAATCTTTTATTAAAATAATAGTTCCAGATGACGAAAGAACAACATCAAATGTTTTAGGTCGGGGCGAATATTCAACGATATTGGCCGCAATATCTACAATGGTTGCAAATGGCAGTATTGCCGCACCTGGAGGTAGTACATTTGGTAAAATTTCAGTCAGTCAAAGTGTTACAATTGCCAAAATGATAATTGAAAATAGAAAGGTTCCCTTTCTATTAGAAAGGCCAGTTTCGCCACCAGATGAGCCAAATATAGAAATAGAACGGTGGGATGCTAATAAAATGATTATACCTAAATATATAGATTAAAAAATATAATAAATTAAAATATATAGTTCAATAATATGGATTTTATTATATGTGCAAATAATTTTCTTAATAACATTGCAAGAGCGTCACTATTTGAAAAAATTATTACAAATAAATATGAGTTAATTACTAGAAAATATTTAATATTAACTAAAGGAAAAATACAAGATTATATATTGCCCCCATTAATTAAATATGGAGAATCCAATAATAATAAAATATTATATATGTTAGATATTAAAATTAAGTTGTTAAAAAAAACAACGCTTATTTTTATAAATTGTATTAATGACAATATCATTAATTTTATAAAATGTACTAATGTCATTCATATTGATTCAAATATTGAAATTTTTTATGAAAAAGATAATATTTTTCATATAAATCCAAATGATGTTCATTATAAAAATAAAAAATTAATTGAGCTCTTATTAGATTGTGATGATATTATTATTTTTAACAATAGCACCAATGAATTAAAAACGCTAACATTATCAATTCATGTATTTAGTTTATGCATTTTAAATATAAAATTTGATGGAAACATTTATTATGAATTTATGTTTTTTAAAAATGATGAATCACTAAATTTTTTTTATTATATTTCAAAATATTTTGAAAAAGTTATATATCATAAAAACATATTAGAATATGATAAATTTGGATTTATTCAATTTAAAAATTTTAATAACAACACAAATAGTCCAACAATTGAGCAATTATACAGCATTTTACATAAATATAATATAGAAGGCGGCGGCAACCCTACTCCAGGACCATTCGGTCTAGGACCTCAGGGATTTGAAAAAAGGCTTTACCCAAATAACCCTTTTAAAAAAAGGCTTTATCCAAAAAATAGCGGCGGCGATATGCCAGAAGAGCCCGCTGCAAGCGACCCCGCTGCAAGCGACCCCGCTGCAAGCGACCCTAATGAAAATATATGTATATATATTGTAAATAACACTGTAGTAAATGAGCCCCCTCCTAGTTATTTTCCAAAATTAGACCTCCCACAAATAAATGAAGCATTTTTAAAATTTATATTAAATATATATAAAATGCACACTACTCGATTAGAAACGATATATAACCGAATATTATATGTTAGACAACATTATAAAAAAATTTCTAGAGAAATAGACCCATTTATTACCACATTAGTAAATAATGGCATTTCTTTTTGTAAAAAAAATAAGCTTGAAATAACAAGACATTATATAGATTTTAAGCCATTAAATTACAAATCATTTATAAACATTTATTTTAAAAAAATAAATAAAGTAAATCTAGATAAAATAAAACTTTCTCTGGATTCCAATTATAGCATTACTAGTATATTTGCTGCTGAAAAATTAATAAAATATATAAAAAAAACAATGCCGGATGTTGAATATATAATTGATGGCAATGCAAATATAGGATCAACTGCCGCAATATTATCATTGCAGTTTACACATATTTATAGTGTAGAATTAATAAAAGATACATATGATATATTAGATCATAATATAAGAGAATATAAATTACCAAATGTTTCAACTTTTAATGATTCAATTATTACCTTTATGGGTAATATTAAAGATAATTGCAAACATTATGACCCTTTAACATTTTGTTTATTTTTAGACCCTCCATGGACTGGGGTTTTTTATAAAATTGAAAAAAATATTGATTTATATTTAGATCATATTAATATTATAGATTTTATTAAAGGAATTAAATCTATTAAATATATATGTCTAAAAGTACCATTTAATTATAATTTTGCAGATTTATATAAGGAATTTTATAATATTATTATATATAGATTAAGCGGATTTTATTGCGTCCTTATAACTATATAGATTAAGCGGATTTTATTGCGTCCTTATAACTATATAGATTAAGCGGATTTTATTGCGTCCTTATAACTATATAGATTAAGCGGATTTTATTGTGTCCTTATAAATATATTTGAATATATTATATACATACATTATACAATGAGCGCTTTTATTCCAAACACCCTCCCAGTAATAATGCATATATTTGATACTGGTCCACAATGCAATACTATGCCACCAACTGGCATTGAGTTTATTAATGATGTTTTAATTGTAAAGCATTCTAATGCTGATATCTTGGACCCTTTCACAATTTCAGCCAAACTACCTCTGGCGCCCTACCAAATGTCCGCCAAGCAGCAGCAAGCAAAGCAATTAGATTGCAATATTTCCATATTGCTAATCATTTTAATTTGTGTGCTTATTGCATACCTGTTTCATTTTGCATTTGAATCAATCATTGTTGCTATTACGATTGCAGTTTTTGGAATCAGCGTTGCTGTTGATGAATTTTTAAAGGTAGATTCAGTAAGCTATAACAAGGTTGTTATTATGTCAACTTTTCCAGACAAAGAAACAATAGAGATGCAGATTCATTCTTGTAATGGCATCGAAATGGTCCGAATTATGCCTCGAAAAGAATTATCAGCAATTATGCAAATGCACGATATTGAAGAGGCCTGCACTTTTTTCGAAATAGATGCAACGCTTGAGCAAAAAAAAATATTGCTTTTTGTGCTTTCATATAGTACGGTGTTTTTTGAAAAAGTTGATGTAAATCAATTGAATTTAGATACAACTGATGGTATCTATTATACACCTTGGTACATTTAGTGGCTGCTGTCTTTTTACAGTGGGCTTGCCGCTTGCAGTTTCACTTGCCGCCGCTGCCTCCCCATTTATGCTTTTTTTTTGACATAATCATTTAATTCTAATACTGAAGAGTCCAAATCATATTTTTCATAGATCGGCACAAAATATTGGTCATGGTCTTCAATCATATGCTTAATAACTTTAATGATGGTAGGTTTTTTAATAGTCTCTGAGCAAAATGTGGTAATATTTGGAACTTCCGGAATCAGTGTTTTATTTTTACACCGCCTTAAAACAATATAAGTAATGCCATTAATTTTACTATTTGGAATTGAATTATTTGCCACATTATTTATTTCAGCGACATGATATATTTCCCGAACGGCATCCTTTAAACGGTTAAATTGCCCTTCTAGTTCCTCAGATATATCTGCATATGATGCCTGTATATCCATAAATATGGTAGCAATTTCTGGCTCTGTTCTATTTATATTCAAATCAATTCCATATGATTTCATAATATGCGAGCGCTTCATCATTTTAGCCTCGCCTGCCGCAATGCCATTTTGAGACAGCATAAACATTGTTGGAATAGCACTTTTTGGACAAATAATTCCATCTAATAATAATACATGATATAATATTGCGGCCAATGTTTCTTTTTTATTTGTGCTCCTAAGAATGAGCCTATCCTTTTCTGTATAAATAATTTGTTCTATTTTTGTATGATATCGACTAAATATTTCAATATCAGCATCATTGGTCAAATCATATGTATTATAATCAACCGTATGCTCAGCTAATGGCAATACTAACATTGAATATATATGAGCCGTCGTCATTAATTGATTTTTTGTAATTTCTAATTTTTTAATAGAATTGCTCAGGCATTCTTTTGTTTGATATATTTTATATAATTTTATTAATTCGTCCAAAAGAGATTTCGTTCTAAAACGCTCATCATTTTTGGAAGATTGTCCGCTTTTACAAATATCTGAACTATATATAGAAGCATCTGTGCCGCATAATTTAACTTGGCTACTAAATGTAGTTATTTGGTCGCCTGAATCCTTATAACACCCCTCAAGAATTCTAACAGCACCACAATTAATACATTTTAATGTATTATCTGAATCTTTTTTAAATTCAGATCGGCAGGAGCATATATCCATATTACTAATAAGATCCAAACATTCATCTGAATCATTATGTTGTGTATCAAATATTGCATCCCACCAATTTCCTTCCATTTTTATCTTATATTTAGGAATTAAAAATAATAAGATATATATATATATATAATATATAATTATTCAAATATTATTTATATATTCAATTGAATATATAAGATGAATTGGGATGAATTAATTGACCATACAAAAATGATTGGATTGTCAAATCAAGTAGATAGTAAATTACAGTTTAATTTATTAGAGTTGGTTAAAAAATTTATAATACGCAAAAAATTAATATTATTTGGCGGTATGTCAATTGATTATGCCCTTAGGTTAAAAGGGGAGAAAATTTATAAAGATTATGATATAAATGACTATGATGTATATTCTTCAAGATATATTACAGACGCTGAAGAATTAATAGGAGAATTATCTTTATTGGGATATAAAAATGTATCGGCGATAAAAGCAATGCATGTTCAAACCATAAGAGTTAGATATGACCATATTTATATTTTAGATCTTGGATATGTACCTGAGTCTGTATTGAATAAAATTCCAATATTAAAATATGATGGGATTTTATTTGTTGATCCAATATTTCAATATATGGATATGCATTTGTCTCTATCTTTTCCATATGGCGATATTCCTATGGAAAATATAACACATAGGTGGGCAAAAGATATAAAGAGATATAATATATTATATAAAAAATATCCACCATCACTATATTTAAATAAGCCCGTGCAATTAATAACGGATAAAATGATTGAGCCACAAAATTATAATGTAAAAACTGGTGGAAGGGCAAATGCATCTGCGGCCTCTGCATTTAAAATAAAAGCAAAAAAAACCATAAAATTGCACACAAAAAAAAAAGCAAAAAGAATGACGGCAAAATTAAATCTATTAAAAAGCATAAAAAATAATATTGCAATTCGGCCAAATTATATTACATTAGACCGTAATTTATTAGAATTTCCACCATTTTTAGTAGCGGATAAAAAAGATGCTATATTGGCAATATCTGGATTTGGCGCATTTGCCATTATTAAAAGAACATTAGATGTTCTTGCAAAATTAACCAATATTGATTTAAAGACCAATATTCCAACATTGGATCTATTATTTACTGACAATAATATAAAATTAGATATGCCTGATCTTGGCGATAATAATATTCATTTTGTCACACACAAGTATTTTGACACCATAAATCAATTAAAAAATATAGAAGGGGCCGAGAGATATAGGCAATATTTAGATATAAATGCCGAATATATAAAAATAAATAATATTATTATTGCATCAACTGAATATAGATTATTATCGGCATCATTTATTAATTTAAAAGAATTATATAATATAGAAAAAAGTGTATATATTGTCTCAATACAATATTTATTATTATTTTTTCTATATCAATTTCATCGCACTAATTATGCAGTATACATTGAATACTATATACACACATTAGATATAATAAAAGCAGCTGAAGAGATTTTTAGCCAACTTTTAGTAAATGCCGCTACCGCCGCCTCCGCCGATACAAATCATGACCTCAAATTAACAATTATGAAAATTTTTAATAATACTGTGTTTGCGACGGTAATTTCTTCATTTGGAGATTTAAATATGCCACTCCATTATATATTCCAAGAAGCAAGACTAATAAATAATTTAGGCGATGGTGCTAATATCCCTAAAGAATTAGAATTAAAAAATATAGATTTAACAAAAATTGCAGAAAGTTCTTCAAAAAGTATATGGGCCGCTAATAAAAAAACACAAGATTTAGATTTTTTAAAAACCTCTATTTATAATAGAGATGGCGGAAAATGCGAGAGAATTGAAAAAAGCGATGCAATCTTTGACTAGGCCTTTTACATGTATATCAAAAAGGAATTACCAATTTAAGTACTTAAGTTGATGATGATGTAAATGGTGACATATTATTTGCAACCATTGTTGCTTGCAGTTGGCTTATTTGTAAACTATTATCATTTACTCCTTCATTAGCCATTGAAGCTGCATCAGCATTAGCTAATATTTTAGGACAATATATACTAAACATTACAATTATAACTATGATAATAGCAATAACTAAAACATACAAAATTAATATTTTTGTTTCCATGTTATTTATATAATATATTATATATTATATAATATATTATATATTATATATTATAAAAATAATTAATTGCACAAAAGATAACCCCGACATTGGTATCATTGCCAATTTATCGCGATGATTTTCCTTTCTTTGATAAACCTACAGTGTGAGAAGTAATGACCGTTTTTGGGTCAATCACTTTATAAAAACTATCACTATAATCAGTGCGCAGCATCGCATAATACGTTCTAGCGGCTTTATTTGCAACGTTATCCGTAAGAGAAAATTTCTTCATTTCTGGCACATCTCCTCCATTTGCGGCAATAATCTTACTAATTTTGTCAATTTTGATAAGCAACTCAACAGTAGGCTCAGACATTATTTGGCGCTTGCTTTTATATCTTAATATATTATATTCAAATATAAATTTATGCAAATGTATATGATATAAAAAAATTATACATACATAATGTCTTTTTTAGAGCAAATATAAATGCACCTAATATATGAATTGTACAATTGTTATTCCAGAACAAAATATTTTTAGTTGTGATTATATTGCGGCCTTATGTAGAAATACATGCAGCCTTAATTATTGCCCATATCAATCTGGTATAATAACCAAATTTAGTAGTCGTGATAAAACATATGAAGATATAACATTCAAATCTAGGTATGCATTATTTAAATTTTATGAACATTATATTATTAATAAAATTTTGTGTATTAATTATAATCAAATTATATTTATTGGCCAACCAATTAGCAATGATATACGAGAAAAAAACAAATATATACAGGAGAATTTATATAAATAAATATCGAAAAATTTGTGATGTATTTTTACTATGTGAGTTATGCAACTTAATTTTTTCATATTATTATTGAATTTATCCATTTTTAAAAAAGTTTTTCTAAAAGGCTTATTAATTAATCCATGAGGATTCCCTATACATAGGGCGCCCATCTAATTTCTCGGATTCGGCCTTTATTGCCTCCGCCGCAATATCTGTATATATCTTTTTTTTATTTTTATTTTCTAAAAAGGTATGCAATCCATATGGAAATATATTCTCCATTTTATGCCCATTTAAATTTTTTTCAATATTATCGATATTTGCCCAAGGGGGAAATTTTTTATAATGACTTCCGCTATATTTTAACTCATTATTAAAATTATATCCATCAACAATGTCATATTTTGCATTTGGGTCAATATTCTCTAAATTATATTGAGTAAATAATGTATCAATAATTACTTTTGCCGGCGGTTTTATATTTGGCAAATCTGATTTTTCGCCCTTTACAAAATTTACAATTTCAGATAATCCTTTAATTAAAAGCTCTCTTCCCATTTTTTCAATTTCTTGAGCCAATTTTTTAGAGGCAATAAATGATTCTATGCTAGAATAATCCTCAACTAATAATATTGGTATAAATTTATCTAATTTTATTTGCGGTTGAGATTTAAATAATTTTGCGGGCATTGTGGCAGATTTCAATTCTTTTTTTGACTTTTTTTTCTTTGGCGTTTTTCCGCCACAGCCATTACCATTAGCATCGGGTTTGCCCCCATTTCTAATAATATTCTTTTTAATGTTTACGCTTTCTTTATTATTTTCGGCATTTATTTGATTTATACTTGTTTCAAAATAATTAATGAGACACCCCCCAATTGCCATACAATCAATGCAGCATAATACCGGAAATACTAATTCAAAATTAGATAATATTGCTGATTTAATCTCCTCCTGATGCTGAATAACAAAAGTGGGGGCATACCTATTAAATGCGGCCATGACTTTATTGACCTGATCGCGATAAAAATTGGTTGCATATTGTTCTCCGCGGCCATCTTCTTCTAATTTAGACCTAAGTCCCGGACCAATAAGCGCCCTACTAAAATCAATAATGGTTGCATTAATACCAGTTGCGGGGAATAGATATATGTCAGCATCGGCTGAGCCCGTTGCATATACAACAGTAGCCTTTTTATATATCTTATCAAAACTATTGGGCTCTATACTCTCATCAATATTATTTTCCCCAATAAACCCCTCCCATAAATTAATAGTTAAATTATTACTATGTATGTCAGAATGCACAATATGTAATTTAGCATGCATTGAATATGCCGCATATAAATAATTAAAAATATAATGATATGAAATATCTTTATTAATCATAAGATTTCTAATAACTGGGACTTGATTTAATGATTTAGTTATATAATTATTTACTGAAAATAATGTCCAACCAACATCTTCAACCACATTAAGAAGTGCTATTTTAGACATAATAAGATTACTATGTGAATATTCAATATCCTCATAGAGCATTGCATTATATTCATTTGTATTATAATTTGGCATTATACCTTCTTCAATAATGGCGGACATAAATTCAGACTTTGCCTCAATATGATCTTCTTCAGATGTGACTTTTATTATATCTGCTGCGCCTCCTTCTGTGTCGTCTGAAGCGCCTCCTTCTACATCGCCTTTAGTTTTTGAGCTAAGGGGCCGAAGCCCAATTTGAGATGATGACATAGGATTAATAAATAAGTCATTCTCAGCATCAATTGTATTTATTTTTTCTCTTGCTTCTCTTAGTTTATGAATAGTGTATTCACATATATCACTAATGGCATATTTATTATGCATGGCATCATTTTCAAACAATGATAAATCTGAATCAAAAATATATGTCCAATCTCCATATAATGGGAATGATGGCGTTATATAGTTTAAAACTAAATCGCTTATTAATTTATTAATGTTAACTTCCCGCCAAGAAGATAAGTTATAATCTTCAACATTCATAATTTCATTATAATAAAGAGGAATAATTTTTTGACCACAATGAATTTCAGTTGTAAATGTTGGCTGCGTAAAATTTAAATATATTTTGTCATTTTTTTGGAGCATTGATTTGCTTAACATAATTAGTTTAGGATAATCACTCCCAATTCTATTTATAATTTTTTTATACTTTGAATTTGTATGATTTAATAATAATCCTGTATGATATTCCCATAAATCTAATGCTAGTGAATATGCAAATATTTTTAATAATAATCTTGAATGTTTATATTCTTGTGCCAATTTTTCATCATATGGAAAAAATGTAATATGTAATGCTAATTTATTTTCCCCTACAATTTCAACAATGGCATCTTCAAATTGACTTAATTCTTCTGAAAATGCATTATATGCCAACATAAATGTTTCATATGTAATAAATCGCTTTCGATATTCGCCATCACGAGAGTCAAATGTTGGCGATATTGAAATATACTCCGGATTTAATGATGTATGAATTTCATTATGAATATTTTTTTTCCAATACACATATGCAAAATGAGAATGTGTATTATCTTTAGTGCCACCAATTTCTCCCCATAAGACTCCAGTCACATAACCATCAGGGTCAAATGAATATTTTGTTTTTAAGTATAAAAAAGATTCAATCCTTTTAATTCCGCATAATGGATATTTTAATTTTAGCGCTTCTTTTGGAAAATTTTTAATAAGGTCTTTAAATTTCTCAGAACCGCTAAAATGAACGGATTCAATATATTGAGTTTTGAACCAATCCAAAATATTCTCTTTTGACATTTGAGGCACTTTATCCTTAAATTTTGTATAAATTATAACAAGTATGCCAAAAAGTATATTTGAATTTGATAAATATATATCATAAATAATATACTTTTATATAATATAAAAGTATAATCAAACTATTTGAAAAATTACGGGAATTTCAGGAAACACAAGTGGTAATTCATCAGGAACAGGCAGATAAATCTTTTTAACGTGGGGTGGCCAAGTATATGCCCGCGCTATATATGCCCGCGCCATATATGCCCGCGCTATATATGCCCGCGCCGTATTTGGTCGCCCAGTAAAAAGAGGCGACAAAATTGTATTTTAACGCTTGTAAAATTGGACTTAATATACTATGAATTTATAAGTATTTAATAATTGGTACATAATACCCGTTCTAGTAAAAATATCCATTTTCCGCATAAAAATCATTTTAGGCTTTCTTAGGGGTATTTGGTATTATCAGTTTAATATAAACTCTTTTTTTTGATAAGATATTTGATAATATGTTAGAAAACCACAACGCTCAAAATGCCATTGAACCCACATGCACACCCATTTGGGCACAACATATTAAAGCAAAGAATGAGGCGGCCGCAACAGTGATTCAAAGGGCATTTCGCCGACGCTAAAAATTTTGATGCCAAATCCTCTCAATTTTGTATAATTCTTTTTTTTTCGAGAAAATAGAGGTTATATATTTGATACATATAAATATATTAGGCAACCAAACATAAGAGTTGGTACCACCCGCACAGTCAATTTTCGCTTTTTCGCTTTTTCGGTTTAACTCTTATACAATCATGTCTGTTTTGACCCCTTCTTTACTTAACGTCGCCGTGGCGGACTTTGAGACGCCTAGCACCATGTTATTTATTGCCAAAAAAGATGCCGCCAGCTGCATTCAACGCGCCGTTAGAGTTCATCATGCGAGACAGGTATTAAGTCATCTTCGATTCAATAAATCCATCGACACCCCTGAGCATAAAATAGCAGCTACCCGTATACAAACAATGGTGAGAAAATATAGTGCAATATACCGTTTCGCCAAGCTTCGTATATTAGAGTTTCAATATAGACGCACATATGGACAGCTAACCAACGCAGCTACAGTAATGCAATCATTTATTCGAATGGCCCTAGTACTTGCGAGTATGTCTGCATACCGAGTATATGTCATTGGAGATGGTACTATTGATTCCGATGGATTCAAGATCATCTATGGTGATGATGGTGTTGTATTGGGTCGAGAGGACGAACATGGCGAATATACCCCTGGGGGTTATTACTGTGGTGTATTTGTTACAAGATACTATAAACCCATGACGATCAGTGACTTAGATGAAGATGCAAGGACAGAGAATCGCATTCTTCAGCTAATTTTTAACATTAGAGCAACTAAAGCACCCCTCGACTCAAAATTTTGGTCATTTCTAAGTGAACTTCAGCAGTTAGATTTTGACCGTTATAATGAGCTGTGCGATGAACTCAATATCATAGCTTGTAAATTTAAGGGTTACTGCAGAAATATAGCTTGCCAACATGAACACCCATTGGGCACTAATATAGTGGCTAATCGCAAGGCCTACAAAGATAAGATGAAGCTCATCCAGTCATCTAGTTCATCCGTCTCTTCTGTGGCGTCAGATGTAACCGATGATGATAATAGTGCTGTAATACGCCAACCTGATACACTCATCTCTTCGGATTTTACTAAGAAAGCAGAAGAGTTTGTAGCCACCTCAAGCGTAATTGACATTCTAAGAGGGCAGAATACTGTTCCTCAGCTAATAGAGTTGTTACGTGCGGATGATGGCGATTTCACTGAACTTGCCAATATGTTTAATCCAGTCGATAGAATCCGAATCAAGTCATTAAAAAAACTCATGTTGGAGTTGCTTGCACCAGTTGAGACTAAGTCTCCTGCACCAGTTGAGACTAAGTCTCCTGCGCCAGTTGAGACTAAGTCTCCTGCCCCTGCTCTTGCAACTTCTAAGTCTGCAATATCTAAGTCTGCAACTTCTAAGCCTGCGTCTAAGGAAATTGGCGGAGGCGGCGCTGTGAAGACATGTCATAATTCAGCGTTTCTGAAATGTGGTGTATGCAGCTGGATACCGAATTGCAAATTATGTCACGATGCGCCACCCGCCGCGCCAACCACTCAGCCTGCCGCCACTCCAACCACCACTCCCCCCCCGGCAGCTAAGACCACCGCAACAAAGTCAAAACTAAGACTCTAAGTTCCCCCTCACATTTAGCCTCAGTAAAGTTCTAACTGAGCAAGTTGTTTTGAATCCCACAAATTCAAAGCAATTTCGAGAACCCTCTTTCTTCGGAGAGAGATGACACAAATGCTGGCTTTTAGTTGTACTCACGTACACTAATTAGCTGGCACCCCCGGTGCGTTAGCCACCAAAGTCTTGAAAAATCCTATAAATAAATATGAATTTTCCAAGACCCAGGACTTCCTAATCAAGTTGTCTCCTGCGAAGTGAACCTATAATCTGTATAAATTGAACATTTGTACATAACTTAATTTAATTAATAATAAATTATACAGATATAGTATCCAATGATAGAAATATCATAACACCAACCACACCCCCACCAAATTTCATTGTTATGATTCATTATCAGAGTCTAGTGCGTTTGTATATAGTAAGACTCGTCTTAAATGTATTGTAACGATGAAATCCACCCCCACACACACAAAATATTAATCAGATGAGACCAGTCCTGATCGATATTAACTATCATCTCCATATATCTTATTTTGTATGCGGGGATGATTCCCCCGCCCGCTCAAATTGACTCCCTTACCCGGAATTTGAGCAGCAAAAAAAAGATACCCTTCTTTTTTTGCCAATTTGATATATTTGATAGTTTTGCCAAATTGATATATTTGATAGTTTTGCCAAATTGATAAATACGCCTCTACAAATGACACCTATATGGTACCTTTCATTTAACTACAAAGGAGACATAATTGGTATTATCTACTTGAGCACAAAACTGGTATCATATACACCATTAATTTACCTAATGCCAGGAGAAAAAATGAGATTAGAGAATATGCTGGGGTCTTATTTTATGGGTATAACTATATTGGATAAAAAGTTAGGCCTTGGGGAGTACTTTAAGTACTATCACGAGTATATACCTAGCTTGCAATATCGTTTCTCACCTAATGCATTTATGGTGACGCCAGAACAAATATTTCAAATTAAAATCAAGCATATTATATGCCATCTCAAACCATTGACTGACTTGAAAATTAACTTTTTGATAGATATGGCGGATGGCATGCCCGCTACAACTAATCCAGCTACAAATACCGCCGATGCTTCCGCCGATGCTTCCGCCGATGCTTCCGCCGATGCTTCCGCCGATGCTTCCGCCGATGCTTCCGCCGATGCTTCCGCCGATGCTTCCGCCGATGATACATGCAACTATTGCAGCATCTGCTAATTGTCTGCATTTACATAGCGGATTCTTTAGTCTCGGCCTTCTGACTTGTCATATCATTATTTGCAATTTGTATAATTTCCGGCGCATTTGTATTTCCTTTAGTAAATTTTAAATAGGCAAGTTTAATTTCTTTTATTCCCCCTAAATTTCGAATGCACCCATCTGAAATGAGCAAATGTTTTAATAATTTAGTATTAATCATAGTATGATTAAATGCGGTTAAATTATTCTCCTTAATATAATTAATGATTGCATGTATTATTTTTTTTATTTCAAGATCAGAATGGCACTCACTCGTACTATTATTAGCGGCGGCCCCACTATCTTTGGCCGCAATCGCATTTTTACTGGATGAAATATATAATTGCGGATATTGTCTAAAAATCCCATTAATAACAATATCAATATTATTAATTTGCGCATCTCTTTTTTTAAAGCTATCTTGCATTTTTTGAAGCAATATAAAATCATTAGTTAAGCTGCTTTTTTGCAATTGTATATATTCAAAAATTTCATTAATGGCAGTTATGAGTAATTGGAGCTGTTGTTTATTTTCCGTGCTTTCCTCTTTTGCCTTTTTTTTATTGTCAAAAATAAAATGATGGCTTATAAGATATTGAATAATAACAATCGCCAGCCTAATATTTTCCGGAGTATTAAATACATTAGATAACATAAAAATCGGTATATTATGTTTAATTTCAAAATGTATAAGTTTTTGCCCTTTCACTAAATTTGTATCATTCAAAGAGATAAATAATGCAGAATTAATTTCATCTTTCTTAACTTGTATATCTCTATAAAATTTTTCAATTTCTGTAGGTTTGACTTGTTGGACATTTTTAACCTCAATAAGGGTTTTTAAATTATTGAAATGAAAAATAATGTCGCCCGTGGCGGTTTCCTTATGCGTATCAATAATTTTAGCCCCTGAAAATTTATCAATAAGAAAATTTTGAACAAATTCTTCGCCATATTCGCCCTTTTCAGTATTAACTGTAAATATTTTATTAAAGTATTTTGAAAATTTATCATTAAGTTGACTTATATTGGCATCAATAAGTTGAATACGCTGATCTTCTCTATTTTGAATAAGTTGAATTCGCTGATCTTCTTTATTTTGAAGAGAATCTAAAAGACGCTGTTGCAATTGTTTAATGGTTTCATTTCTGAGCTGTAATTCAGATTCTAATTTATTTTTATGCTCTGTTTGTATTGTTAAAATTGTTTGATATTCATCTTTGGTTATTTGTTTTCCCTTATCTAAAAAAGAACATGATGCATTATATTTTTCATTATTTATTTGCAAAATATTTTGATTAAGAATATTTATTTGCTCTTGAAATTTTTTACAATCATTTCTAAGGATAATATTCTCAGTATTTACTGATTCTAAATTTATTTTATAATCATTTTCTAATATGGTTTTTATATCTTGAATTTGAGATTCTTCTAATTTTTTATTTTGAACACAATCATAAATTAGCATACCATAATGAATAATTTCTTGATTTATTAATATATCATTTTTAGAAATAATATGTTCTAATTTTTCATTATAATAATCGCCACCAACTAAAAAAGACACAATTTTATTCCCTGACTTTTGATTTCCTGACATTATATTGACTGAAATGATTTTCTGAAATGATTTTTCTGAAATTATATAATATACTACAAATTTGTTTAATATAAAAAAATAAAAAAATAAAATTAACAAAAAAGTAATGATAAAACTACATTCTAATTCTGCTTCATATTGGATAAAATTGTAGCTGCATACATATCATCAGGTACAGAATCAGGTACAGAATAAGGTACGGGATCAGGTACAAGAACAGATATGGGATCAGGTACAAGAACAGATATGGGATCAGGTACAAGAACAGATATGGGATCAGGTACAAGAACAGATACGGGCTCAGGTACGGGAACCGGTACGGGCTCAGGTACAAGAACAGATACGGGCTCAGGTACAAGAACAGATACGGGCTCAGGTACAAGAACAGATACGGGATAAGATATGGCATGTATATTTTTTGCTTTTTTTGATTTATTATTATTAGTTCGAGTTAAAGATGCCTTCTTAGTCGATGCTTGTTTACTCTCGTTAAACTCTGTAAATACATCGAGCATTCTTTGCTTAATGGTAGTAGAGTCGCAATATATTTCGGAATTACCATTTGCGACCTCATACAGCCTCAGCTCAATTCTATCGACTATGTGAACAGGGGTTGTTTCTTTCATATTTGTTTGAATCAATGTTTTAATTGCGCATCTTTGCTCAATGCTAATATTATTAAGGGGCCTTTTCTTAACCCTAGGCATATTATTATGTGGCTTTTATAAATATATAAATAATCAAATATATGTATTTTATTATTAGCCAATTGGCACGGCTGCTGAATTTGGCACGGCTGCTAAATTTGGCGCGGTTGTCAAGTCTGGCACGATTGCCGTGTCTAGCACTAAAATAACGGCCTTCGCTGGTGATATAATACCATTAGCAGCGACTGGAGTATTGACCCCATTTACTAAATCTGTATGAATGTTGCGTATTATTTTTTGTAATATTTCTATCGTCGTGGCACATTGAATATATTCAAATGAATGCACTCGATTATATATAATAAATTCAAGTTGTAATACTTGTTGTTCAGTTTTATTTGGGTAAAATTGCCTAATTAGTCGCAAAAGTAAAATCCTATAGTCAATCCGAGTTTGGATCGCATCATAATTCCTATTAGGCCGTTGAGATTGGCGTTTCATTTTTTTCTATTAATGTAATTTTATATACATTTATATTATATTATAATCAAATATTGTGTTTTGCCTCTTTTTTTCCTCTTTTTTGCCTTTTTTCTTGAAAAAATATATTTGATTATAATAAATATATTTGATTATAATAAATATATAAAATTATAGTAAAATATGGCTGCCCAAGATACTCGCCCATCAAAAAGAAATATAGCAAATGCAATTCTTTGTAATATGAGAGGGGAACACCCAATGCGACATGGTCGCTGTGGTTATTGTAACACGGCAAAAGTGTATGCCGATGAGTATGGAATTTATGAAATTGGCATGATTGAGTATGAATTATATATGCTGTGCCCACGATGCAAAAATGAAACACCTACTCCATGTGAAGCGCATGCAGCCACCGCTGCAAAGATTGGGCGTCTTAATGACAAAAAATTAATGAATTTAATGAAAATTCACGCCACATTTTGTTTTGATGACAATTGCACACTAATTCGTTGCAATTTTTACAAGAAAAAACTACATGATTTATTTATCAATGACCCTTTGCAGGTGCGACCAATCATTAATAAGCTTGATGAAATAATGTAAATACCATCCACTCAAAAAGCCTTTTAGAAAAAGGCTTCATAATTAATAGCTATTTTTTCTTTTTTTCTGCAAAAATGATATTTGAATATATTAATATGTTAGCAAAAAATGAAGAAACTATCTCAACGTGAAAGAAAGGAGCTAGCGGCTAGGGCTGCACTAGATGCTCAGGCCACCTGCGACAATACGGTCTCTAATAAAATTGATGAACTCTGCAAAGACATTAGTGCGCTTGAAGCTGGCACCCTCGAATTATTGGAGGAAAAAAATGCCGCCAGCGATACCGCAGAGCAGATGCTTGCCGGTCTAACTGAACCAACTATGCGGATAAATAACATTAAATCGCAACAAGACTTGATTATTAAAACTTTATCTGAATTGGGCGATGGCAACAGTCATACCGATATCGTGTTTATTATGGGGCAAATGGTTAAATTAGGAATTTCAATTAGTAACATTTCTAAGATTAATCTGAGTCACTTTCATACGGATGCCCACTTTGAACACATTCAAACTTTGAGAGATATTGAGGCTAGAAAAAATGATAAGGACTATAATGCCGCAAAAGACGCAATATATACACAGCTGGATGACGCCGAAATTGATTCAGCCATATCCGCCATTGACGCCAACAATGAAGCCCGCCGAGCAGATAGAGCCCGTAGAGATGCCGCCCACGCACTCACTCTTATTGATAGCATGAATGAGGCAATTGATTGTAGAGATGCCGCCAAGACGCAATTTGCGCAAATGGAGGAAGGCCCTGATCAGCTCAGTTCTGAAAAAATTGAAATTGGGCTCAGAATTTGTAAATTGAATCATTCAATTCGCGGATATAATAAGGAGATAAGAATGGTGATGTCTTTGGGCGACATTAAAGCCACGCCCAATACGATTGAAGCGCAAATGAGCCAGCTTATTTTAACTAGTGGGTTTTTAACTGGGACCATCACGCCTAAAAAAAGAGTCATTTCTGAGCAATTATTTGGCATTCTAGAATGTCTATACAAGTACGAAGAGCCATTTCCAGATGCAAAAACCATTTTTGTGTTGGCAAAACTCATCAGTATCCATATGCATAGTGATGCCCCCCCAAGGTGTTCTGAAAAGGAATTGCAAGGTCGTAGAGATGCCAAAAAGACCGAGTCTGATGCCATGGGCAGGTATTTGAATGCGCCTCATACAATTGTAAATTTACAACAATTTGTACACAATCTTCGCTTCGCCATTAAAAAGGCCGATCATATATATGCAGAAAAGTATATTTATCACGGTAACTTATTTTCACCATTTATTTAAAGACGATAAAATCATAAATATATGGCTAGGTTTTTAGCATTAATTGGTAATTTTGATAATCTTAGACCAAGCTTTACTTTTGAACAATTAAAAAATTGTGATTATATTAAATATGACCATAATGATTCTACTGAGTATTGGGATATGTTATCACAAAAAGAAAGAATGTATTATAACATATAATTTTTCAAATTCTATTAAAAATGATTACAGATAGTTTATTAAAATAGTATATTAATGTGGATTTGAATTTGAATTTGAATTTGAATTTGAATTTGAATTTGAATTTGAATTTGAATTTGAATTTGAACTTATAACATTATTTCTATTATTTAAATTTACACGCGAAAGTGCATTTCTATCATTATCTGAAAGAGTTGCAACTAAAGGCACAGGGGCGGGAATAGTAATTGGGGGTGAACTAAACATTTGGCCAGTAGCATGCGAAGGTCCTCTAGGACCAGTTGGTGGGCTACCTCCTGTTTTATAATGCTGTTTTATTTCATACGAATTATATATGAAATAAGCACACAAATAAATAGCAACAAAGATTACTAAAATAATTAATAAAATATTAGTTAAAGTCATTATATTTTAAATTATATTTTAAATTATATTTTAAATTATATTTTAAATTATATTTTAAATTATATTTTATATTATATTTTAAATTATATTTTATATTATAAATAGCGGCTCAATGAGAATGTTTTATGTCCGTGCTCGTATAAATAGATGTTCGCAACTGCATCAACCATTAGTATCACAAGTGGCAACCACAGTGGCAACGCACTTAATTATAGTATTAAGCATATCTATCTTTGCTAGCATATTATACCCTTTTTGTCGAAAGCTCTCTATTCTTTCTCTTTTATATTGAAGCATTCCAGCGCTAGAGAGCATTTTTATTTTAAATAATTTTATTATCAAATATGATTAGCCTATATAAAATCAAGGAATTATGCTGTATTCTCGACATTTGTTAATGAGTAAAAACAAAAAATACAAATTTACTAAATTAGCTATAATAGCCCATTATTAAATACATATGCATATAGTTGATATACATCAGATGATAATTGATGAGAATCTCTACAGTTAATTGATTCAAAAAATGCATAATTATCGGTATAACTATCAGAAATCCATAGTCTATCATCATAAGCAATTCTCGTATTGTCTAAATAATAACAAATAAAATAATAATTTTTAATTATTATTTTATTTGCACCATCTATCATTTCACCGGTTTTTAATTTCATAGTAATAGGATTAGTATATATATCATAAAATTGCGCGCCGCGCCGTTCTTTTATAATTTTAAAGACTCTTAATAATTCTAGCGAATCGTTTAGATTATTGGCTGCATTTATTAGCATTTTTTTTATTACTTTAATTGTAAAATATGTAATATCAATAGAATTCTCTATAGACGGGGCTGGCTCACTAGAAGCTCTTGGCTCACTAGAAGCTCTTGGCTCACTAGAAGCTCTTGACTCACTAGAAGTGCTTGACTCACTAGAAGTGCTTGACTCACTAGATGTAGCTGGGATAATATCAGCACTAGGCATGCTTGGCTCGATAGAAACACTAGAAGTGGTTGGCATGATAGAAGAACCATTAACATCATCTTTCATATGTTTAAAAAATACAAATATTTCTTTAAATTTCATTAGTAATTCAATAGAATTATCATATGGAATATAATTATTAATTTTTAATTGTAATAATGAAATTAAAATTATGGTTAATTCATGTATTTTTTCAAGAATTGTGGGATCTAATTTAGACTTAATTAATATAGTGATATTTTCTTTTATTTTTTTCCTTTTATCTATAAAAAGTCTAAAAAATTCATCATCATCTTCTATAGCGTCAATATTAATAGGAATATCATTACTAATAGCGGTAATAATAGATTCCATCATTATTTCAGTATATTCTTCATGACTAATGCTAATTCTATCATTTTCATCTAATTCTGGAATAATTTGATATATTAGTTTTGATATAATTTTTAATTTTGAGCCATAAGATATTAGTTGTCTATTAATTGATGACACACAATGTAAATATCTACCTCTTAATAAATTATAATATAATCTAAATTGCTCTTCTTTAAAAAATATAACTGGAAATCCTCCAGAACCAACCACATATAAGTTACAATTATTTAATATACTACTAGACCATTCAGGTTTTAATAATTTTAATATATCAAATAATTTATTATCATCAGATTCTAATAATTTACTATTATCTTGTATGTATTTCACAAATATTGTATGAAATTGTTGTAAAATAGTTTCATCTAATATTTGTAGATATAGTAATGCCATTGATATAATAGTTGCAGATGCCATACCATTTGAATGCCCACATAATACTATATTTATAGGAATTGACCCATATATGTGTTTAATCATAATTAATTCTTGTTTTAAATTTTCTATAAATAATATTAATTTTGGTATATTTTGTATATATATTAAATCACCACAGAGGACAGGTACTGAACCCGTATTAAAGCATATAACTAATGTTTGATTAGATTGAAAAAATTGTATTGTTTTTTCACACCCAAAAATAAAACAATTTGATTCTATGCTTTGGTCTTTTAAATATTGTAAATGTTGACTTGGCGGTGCTGATGTATCTGATATTGCTGACATAGCTTGATTCAATAATATTTCATTTTGATATTTTGATGTCGTAAGAGAAGAACTAACTTCTATACGGCTTGGGTCTTCTAAACTACAGTATTTTAATGCTTTATTAATTACCCCAAAATATATGCTCACCATATCACAATACATAGCAATTTTCCTAGGGGGTTTAGAAGAGCCATATTGTAAAGATACATTGCTAAAATCAGTATCGCGAATATCAAAACCACCTTTTTTTTTTGATTTTGGTATTTGTTTTATAACTTGATTTCCCATAGTATTTAAATAATTTTTTGCACAATATATTTATAGTATTTAAATAATTTTTTGCACAATATATTTATAGTATTTAAATAATTTTTTGCACAATATATTTATAG